ACCCATCTACATCGCCATGGCTATCCTCGTGGCGCTGTTGTGGTGGGGAGGGAGGAGATGAGAGTACTCTCAATGCAGTCATGGGATTATGATCGGGGGATTGATCGGGTGCGCGATGTAGCCAGGGCAATGCCTGACGATGAATTCGTTATTGCAGGGAGGCCCAATGATACCTTGTTGTGGCCGGAGAATGCTCAAGTGGTTGGAGTTATTAACCCGGCAGACATTTTGCCGGTTGCGGATGTTGTTCTACGGTTGACGAGGCGAAACGACCCGTGGGGGCGTGACATAGTTGAAGCTCTGTCAATGGGTGTGCCTGTCGTGGCTACTGGGATATGGCAAGGGTATGTCCAGCATGGGGTCAACGGGTTTCTACTGGGAGAATATAACCTAGAGAAAACAATTCACTATGTCCAAAAGACGGAAGGATTGTCTTTTGTTCCAGACACCCGATTTCATGGTGCAGTAATCGCTAAACAAATCGAGGGTATTTATGAAAGTCTTATATCTAACTAAAAAAGATCAAGGCGGGGGGTCGGCAAAGAGCTTGCAAGTGATGTTATCTTGGTCAACAATAGATCATGATACCCATGAGGTTTCGTATTCATGGCGACCACACGAACGCAATAGCCTGTACACTCTCCTAATGTTTTTTGCGTCTCGCTGGTGGAGAGAGTTAAAAGCATTGCGAACAGCCGAGCAAGGATATGATATTTTGCATATCAATCACGAAGGTTTAATTTGGTACGCCTTTGGAAGTGAGTTGAAAGTTGTGTGCCATATTCGTACAGACTGGCCCAAGGGTGTATGGAGTTGGTTATTTAGGGTTTTGGTTGTGTCGTTGTCGGACGCGGTTATTAAAATATCACCGAACAGCTATCCACTGCCATTGGTTATAGTAATACCTAATGCAGCGTTTGAGAGGGGAGGGGGAGATGAAAAAATATAAGGCGACTTTCTCTTTGTATGGGAAAATGATTGAACCCGTTGAGGTAGACAAGGAAACAAGCAAAAGCGTTTGGATTGAAGGAAGGCGCTTAGCGAAAAGGTCGAGCTATGAGAATTATCTTGATTCGTTTGAGGAGGCGAAAGAGTGCTTGATGGAGTATGCCGATGAGTTGAGCGTTGATGCCAGAAGACGCTTGCAGTATGCACGAGACGTTAGGGGCAAAGTAAAGGGATTGAAAGCGGAGGAGGGCTAGATGAAGAAAGTATTTAAGGGGTGGGTAGGGAAGGAATTGGAGTCGCGGCATCTTTTTGATTGGGCCAGAGAGGAGGATTCGGGTGTATATGTGCTGGAGCCATGGCATGTGATTCACAGGGATTATCCGCAGTCCTGGCATAAGCATTATTTGCCTGCCAAGCGAGTAATTATAACCGTGGAGGTAGAGGAATGAACATCCGCTGTCCCAAGTCCGAAACCAGGGTGCCGGTGGGGTACTGCCGGGAGTCCTGCCTGAACCCGTGTGAGGAGTATTACAAAGTCATGGCCGACAGAGAGCGGGGGTACGATGCTGAGGGCGAACGAGAAAAAACTGGAGCGTGAGATGAAACCCATAACGACAATTCTGGCGGTAATTCTGGCAATCGTGATAGTGCCCCTGATGTGGTTTGTGTTGGCAGTCCGCGCGATATGTTGCGGAAGGGGCCGACACGGGGCCTCATCGCCACGAGGATCGATCGAAACCCAAAACGAGTACCATGCCAAGGAGGAGGGGTGAAATGCCGATTGACCAGCAAGAACTCGCGGATGCCATGGGATTCCGGGACATGGGGGAGGCCCTGCATTACCTATGCGGGGGCGAGAGAGGGGAGTGGAGCCAGGAGGCTGTGGCCGACATGCTGGGGGTGGCGAAACGCACAGTCGGCCTCTGGATGGGGCAGTGGGGTGTGCCGCCGCGGGGTAGGGTGAGTCCGGGGCGAAAGGATAAATACAAGGCCCATCTCAAGAGATTGGGCCATGAGTATGTCGCGGAGAGGACCAGCTCAGAGATTGCGGGGCGGGTGGGGTGCGCGAAGAGAACCGTCAATCATTACTTGCGGTTGTGGGGATGGAAGCCCCAGCGCACTCAGTTTATCTTGTTTCTTGCCGAATGATGGGGGATGATATGAACCGTCAGCCACAGGTACGCCTAAACCGACCCTGCTTCTTCAACGCCCGATTGCTCTGTAAGCCACGGAGCAAGTCCGGGCGTTTTTTATGTCCGCTGCAGGGCAGGGTGTTCGGGGAGTTCCTGACGGCCCTGACCCAGTATTTCCTATCCAGCCCCTACAAGTCGCAATCGATGGTGCCGGGGGCTGGCTCAAACCCTGGGGGGCTGCTTCCTGGGCAGATCAAGTTTTTCGATATCGGCAAATGCATTGCCGTCGAGCATGAGCCGTTGGTATCGGAGTTTTGGCACACGGGCAAGATCCCCGACCAGGCTACCTGTGAGGCATTGAGCGCATCCCTAGAGCGGTTCGATAAAGTGAGATTCGCGCATCGGTACGGGCAAGACTGAGGTTGCGATATCAACAATGAGGGGCAACGACCACGAGCGAGGGCGGCACCGGATAGAAGCTGCTGCCTTTCGTTTGTCCGACGACGCGCCAAGGATCAAATCACCCATCAGGCCCTCCGCGGGGCTGCGGACCCCCCTGCAGGATTTACTCGCCCACAAGATCGAGACAATCGATAGCGCACGGCTTCGAGCCGGCGTAGGGGCCCTGTTCTCCATGGCGGGGATCCCGATACACTGAACGACCCAGGAGAGGGGCCGGCCTTGGCATGGATGCAGGGTCGGCCCCATTGACACCCGAGCCCATTGGACCCGGGTGTTTTTTTGTGGGCCAAGTAGCCGGAGCGACGATTTGAGCCTCGACATCCTCACATTCAACGGCCCATGCCCCTCATGGTGGCCCGTAGGCACCACGATATGGGACCCAGCCATTCAGGTGGGCCTCGTGATGGGATTCGCGTTGCTGGCGGTATGGGTTTGGGGGAGCGCAGACTGATGCCGGTCAAGAAGGTGGGAAACAAGTGGCAAATCGGGAGCGGGAAAGCCCGGTACGACAGTAGGGAGTCCGCCGAAAGGGCTTATCGTGCCTACCTGGCCCGGAAGCACAAGGGGAAGTGATATGCCGGAAAAGCAAAAGAAGAAAAAGAAAACCCTCCAACCCCCCAAGCCGAAGAATCCCCCCAACCTGTGGGACCGGATGAAGCAGATCAGGGGGAAGAAGAAAACCTACTCCGACATCATGAAGGACCTGTTCCCTGATGGGTAAGCGGAAGACATACGACTGGGAGGCCATCGAGAGAGAGTACAGGGCGGGGCAGTTGTCGATCTCTGAGATTGCCCGGCAGCATGGGTGTAGTCGGGGAGCGATACAAAAGAAGGCCAACCAGAGGCAGTGGACTCGCGACCTCTCCGAGAAGGTTCGCCGGGACATCAGGGCTCGCCTGGTGGCGGAAGAGGTGGCAGGCGGCACGTGCCACCCTGACCAAGCCGTTGAAGAGGCGGCCAAAAGGGGAATCCAGGTGGTGCGGGATCACCGGACCATCATTGGGAAGACGATCGGGTTGGCAAAAGGGCTTTTGGCGCGAATCGAAAACGAGGTCTTGCCATACAAAGAGCAGGCGGAGCTTTTCCGGACCATCTCACAGGGCCTGCACAAGGTCGTTCCTCTCGAACGCCAGGCTTTCAGTCTCGACGAACCCGAGGATGAAGGCAAGGAGCGTGTACTGAAGGTCATCTATGAAGAGGCCCGGACGGGCGAAGAGAAAGACCAAGACTGAAGTCGAGATTCACCTACCCAAACCCCACGCCAGACAGAGAGAGTTCATCGATCACCCGGCGAAACGGAAGGTCATTCGGGCCGGCCGCCGCGGGGGGAAGACGGTGGGGATCTCGATTGCTTCGGTCGAGTGGTTCCTTGCTGGCCTGCGGGTCCTGTACGCCGCCCCTACGCAGGAGCAGGTGGGGCGGTTTTGGGCGACGACCAGTCGAGCCTTGGACGAGCCCATAAAGGAGGGCTGGTACCGGAAAAACGAGGTCGAGCACTTCATCGAGGTTCCGGGGACGGAGAACCGGCTGAAGGCCAAAACGGCCTGGAATGCGGACTCCCTCCGCGGGGATTACGCCGATGTCCTCATCTTCGACGAGTGGCAGTTGGTGAACGAGGACGCCTGGGGGCTGGTGGGGGCCCCGATGCTCCTCGATAACAACGGGAATGCGGTCTTCATCTACACACCCCCATCCCTGCGGAGCCGGTCGGTTTCAAAGGCGGACGATCCTCAGCACGCAGCGAAGCTCTTCAAGAAGGCCCGGGAGCTCCAAAGCGCGGGGTCAACCCGGTGGGCCGCGTTTCACTTCTCCTCCATGGACAACCCCTACCTCTCCCGGGAGGCCCTGGGGGAGATCACGGGGGACATGACGGACCTCGCGTACCGGATGGAGATCCTCGCGGAGGACGTGGACGAGGCTCCTGGCGCCCTGTGGACCCGGAAGAGCATCGAGGACAACCGCGTCACCATACCCCCTGGGGACTACAGCCGCATCGTGGTGGGGGTGGATCCCACGGTTTCCGAGGACGGGGACGAGTGCGGCATCGTGGTCGGTGGGCTGCACGAGGGCCATGGCTACACTTTGGCTGACGAGACCATGCAGGGTCGCCCCTTGGAGTGGGCTCGGGCGGCTGTCACGGCCTACCATAAGTTCCGAGCGGACCTCATCGTCGCGGAGAAGAACCAGGGCGGGGAGATGGTGGAGCTGACCATCCGCCAGGTGGACCCCGACGTACCGGTCAAGCTGGTGCATGCCAGCAGGGGGAAGCAGGCCCGGGCCGAGCCGATTTCAGCCAAAGCGGAGAAGGGCCTCATTCACCACGTCGGGGCCTTTTCGGCTCTCGAGGGCGAGTTGTGCCTGTGGGTTCCGGGGGACCCCTCCCCGAACCGGCTGGATGCGTTTGTCTGGACAATGACCGACTTACTCCTCCGGAACGTGCGGCTTGATGCGTCTGAGCGATATGCGGGGCTCTTCAAATGATCGAGGTCCCCAAGGCAAGCGAGTGGATCCCGGAGAAGCGGCTTGTCCGATTCTACTTCAACCATCAGCCGGCAGCTGTCGCCAGGGTCTACGGCTCCATAGCCTGGCCGCTACCGGAGGGTGAGGGTGTGGCGCTTATCGCTGGCGAGACCCACCCCGGCAAGACCATTGTCGTTTGGGAGACGTTCCCGTTCAACACGATCCTGCCGGTGTTCAAGGGGGACGAGCAGTCCTACCAGGGCCTCGCAGAGTTCTTCGGGCGGTGCTGGACCCTGTACCGATGCCGGACATTCTTTTGGGGGCGTGACCCTGCGGATGTCGTGAAGCACTACGCGCAACTGATTTATGCGGCCGAGACGATCCAGCCACCCCCTCAACTGGTGGAGGTCAAACACTTCCGGGAAGAGGCCGCGGACGCACTGTTCGCTGAGGTGGCGGCAAGAGGCGGGGCCATGATCGATAAACACAACGATTTGCTCCGAAGCCACTTGGCGATGCAGGACGAACCGGAAAGGGCCCGGGGCTACCACGCCCTCCGGGTGCTTTTGATGGGGTTCTCTCGGATGCCGTATCGCGGCACTTAACCAAACGAGTCTCATTTAAGGCATGTGGGCATACTGCCCTTGCCGATTTTAACGCTGCCATGAACCTCTCGGCTCGTGGCAGGGCGCTTGTCAACGCGCCGTACGCGGACAGCCGAATTTATCCGGCTGAACTGCAAGCCCCCGGCTTATAGCCGGGCGGTAGTTGACTTAACAAAAATACAATATCGGCTCGAAGGAGAAAAACCATGGGCGACGTACAGATGAAGAGGACCATTGAGGACGGGCGGAAGGCCATCTCCGCGCTGCAGGACCGGGTGGCCGAACTCGAGGAACAGGTGGCCAAGGTCAACCGGAAGCTGGAGACAGAGCTCCCGACTCAGGTGAAGAAGGGGAAGTAATTGGAGCCTACCGGCCTCGCACAATATCTGATCAAGCTCCGGGATGCCTGGCTCAACACGCGCAAAACCCAGTTTGAGCCGCGGTGGAACGCGAACTACGCCATGATCAACAATCAGGACCCCGAGGACTCCGAAGAATGGAAGCTCGGGGAAGGAGAGGATTGGCGGTCCACTACCTTCATTCCCCTCCCTAAGGCGAAGGTGTTCGCGGCCCTCTCGATGCTGCTGGAGGTGATTCTGCAGAGCGGGTCGATCCCCTTCACCCTCAAGGCGGCCGAGGCGTCTGCGTACGAAACTCTCCCCGAGGAGCAGCAGGCGACCATCGATGAGGCCATCGAGGGGATGTCGGAGCTGATCAAGGACCAGCTGCGGGACCGGAAAGTGGACCGGAGGTACCTGAAGCACCTCATGAGCCTCTTGGTCTACGGCGAGACCATCAGCAAGTACAACGTCGAGCCAATCCTCGAGACGGGGTTCCAGGAAGAGTCCGTTGAGGCTGAGGGGTTGTTCCCCGAAGAGGCGGCGGAGCTTCAGTCTTTCGTTTACTACGAGGCCGAGCGGGATACCCCGGGGCACGACTATGTGTCTGTGTGGAATTTCCTCTTCGATTATGAGGATGAGGACTTCCGGGCCAACCGGGGGCAGATCGAGCTACTCCAGCTTTCCCCGTATGAACTCAGGCAGAAGAAGGGCCTTCCCGGGTTTGACGACGAGGCCATCGACCGGGCCATATCGGAGAATCGCAACGCCAAGGATGGGCAGGGTACCGGCAGCCTACCCCCCGCGCTGAGGAACCTCCAGGAGCGCAAGCGCAACATGGATGCGTTCGAGGCGTGGGTGAGGGCCCCGAGGACCTTGGTGGAGGACTACGAGTCCGACCAGCACATGGATGTGGACGGGGGGTTGAACGCCGAGGAGACCGGAGACGAGGTGGAGGTTCTCGCCCAGGTGGCGAACCAAGAGATTGTGCGGTTTGCGCGGGTGGAGGCGAAGGACCGACCCTATCGCAGGAGCAAGTGGGAGGACGTGCTGGACCGGGTGGACGGGATAGGGGTTCCGGACAACCTCAAGGGAATCAGCGCGGCCCTGAACGGCATGGTGAGGGCGTTCGAGGACAACAAGAAGCTCTCTGCCAACGTCATCCTCGCCATCAAGCGCACCCTCCTCGAGAAGCCCAATCAGATCGATGAGATCAAGCCCGGGTGCCAACTTGATATCTCCGACATGGCCGAGGATGTGCGGCAGGCTGTCTTACCGATCGTCATTCCAGATGTAGGGGAAACCCTCATGTCGGGCATCGCCATGATGGAGCGGTGGGGGGATACGGCGTCCATGATCCCCCAGATCCTCCAGGGGTATGTGCTTCCCAAGCAGAAGTCCGACACGGCCTACGAGCTCTCCCAACTCCTCGAGCAGGCCGGGAAGTACCTCGGCAGGGGCATTCGGAACCTGGACGAAGGGAACATCGAGCCGGAAATCCGCGATATCTACGTCTACAACATGCAGGACCCGGACGTTCCGCAGGAGAAGAAGGCCAACGTCAAGGTTCACGCCGGCGGGTTCAACTCATTCCAGGACCGGATCATAAAGGCCCAGAAGATTCGGGAGCTCCTGGCTATGGTGGTGTCGTCCGAGCTTCTGTTGGGCGAGGTGAAGGTCACGCCCCACCTGAGGGTCGTATACGAGGCCCAGGACTTCGACCCGGATGAGTTCCTGCTGAGCGACGAGGAAAAGAACCAGAGGGCCGAGGAGCAGGCCGAGATGGAGGCCAAGGCCCGGGTGCAGGCCCTGGACGACCTCCAGATGCAGAAACAGGTGGAGACCCGGGCGAAGATCGCAGAGGAGGAGGCCAAGGCCGAGTTCGACAAGGAGAAGGAGACCCTCGAGTCTCAGTTGGACCGGGAAGAGGAGACCCACAAGGCCGATCTGGAGGACACGTTGAACGAACACGAATTTCAGCGGGAGATGGTGAAAACCCTCACCCGCGGAGAAGCCCGAGAGGAGGCTGGAGATGGAAGAGAGATGTGAGACGTGCAGGTTTTTTGGCCCGGGGCATTCAGCGGTTGTTGGTGGATTTTGTCGCAGAAGGGCCCCGGCGTCCAACGAGTGGTTCCCCGTGACCCGACCGGAGCAGTGGTGCGGGGAGTGGGAGGAAAGCGAAGAGAGGGTCAAGGCCGAAATCAACGAGCAGAATAAGCACGCGACGGGGCGGTGGTTGGTGGGGCTGGTAATTGACAGATTAAGGGAGGCCTCTGGGCTCCTTCAGTCCAACGCCTTTGACAACTCCATCGAGACGATAGCCGCCAACCTCGACGCCCTCATTATGGAGCTGGAGGGGGTCCTCAATGACCGATGAACCCCGCATCATCACCCCGGAGCAGATGGTTCGGGGGATCACGAACATTGGAGGCCCTTCGGTCATCGACGGGGACCCCGATGCCCTGCTGGAGCGCGTCATGCTGGAGGCGGAAAAGATTCTCCTCCGGGTCCTGACCAAGATGGGGGTGGAGATCACCAAAGACACGATACGGAACCACTGCAGGCGGGTTCTATACAAGGACGACCCCCACCACATCGTCGAGTTCCGGTACGACGACAAGCTCCTCCTGCGGGCCATGGCGAACGTGAGCGGCATGGGGATCGATTTCCTGGTGCCCAAGGGGATGGAAGACGCGGTGGAAGGAAAACCTGAGTAGCGAAGCCCGAAAGGAGGCTCAAATGGAAAAGACCCCGTACCAAGGCCAGATCGCCCATTTCATTTCAGGGGACGGTGTGGGTTTCGTCGGTGAGGTCGCGCCGGGGCCGTTCCCCGGTTGGATCCGCCTCAAGAATGCGGCCCAGACCCAACTGTACAAGACCAAAGACGGCGGCGTGGGGGTGCGGGTCGCCAAGATCAGCGGCGGCCAAAACGAGTACCGCGCCTACATCGATCTGAACGTCAGCCACTTCCAGCAGGTCCGGATCCTCAACACGGAGACCGAGTTCTACCGGACATACAAGCAGGAAGTCACGGGTCTCACCATGCCCTCCGGGAGGCAGATTTCGGAGGTGGCCCGTGGTTGAACACCTTCGGATTCACGACAAGACGGGCCTCCGAAAGAACGTCATGGAGATCCTGGATCTTCAGAGTAAGCGGGAGCTGAAAGCCGTGGGGATCTGCTTTGCCCGAAAGGATGGGTCGATCCATACGTTCTGGAATGGCGATGACATGAATGCCCTCATCATGGCCACAACCATGATGGAGCATGACATTCTTCACAGTCGGCCCGTTATTTATGAGGAAGCCTGCGACCCGCTCGAAGACCCGGAGGAGGGCCCTCCGGCGTGAGACACGAATACCAAAGCCTCTCGGAGCACGACCTCCTCACCCTGGGGCACTTTGCCCGGACCGACTACGGCCGGGTGTTTTTGTCCCTGATCCAGCGCATACACGACGCGGAAGATGCTCGAATGAAGCACAGGCCCCGGCTGAGCGACACGGTGCGCGATGACCTCCGGTATCAAATGGGCTTGGTGGCCGGCTTGAAGCTGGTCCTGAGCGCACCGGACGAAATAGCCAACATCATTCAAAGCAAAGGAGACTGATATGAAACGCTTCATTCTTTGCCTCATGGCCTTGCTCGTGGGCCTTGCCGTGTTCGTGCAGACGGCTTCGGCCGACCCGTTCACCCGGAAGTCGCATGAGTGGACTGCGGAGCAGGAGTTTAAGAAGGGCGTTGTCTTCGGTCTGGACCACAAAGCCAAGACCGAGTTCAACGATGACGGGGAAATCAGCAGCCTCTCTCGCCAGGAGAAAACGCCTACCTGCGTAAGCGGCTCCGGGTACACCCTCACCTCTGACGACATTCGGGATTACTCAGTGTTTTACATCGACCAGAGCCCGGCTGTCGGTGTGGTGAACCCGATGAGTACCGGAAACGCTGGGATTGGAGTGAGCGCGGGAGTGACTGTCACCCTTCCGGTTCCCGACGCGAATTGCGACAAGAAGGACTTTTATCTGATCGGTACAGACTCCGGCGGGTCGCAGTTTGTGACTTATGTGCCGGGAGGAACCATGTCGGGCGGAACCCCTGTAAGCCAGTCGGCCAACAGAACCGTGGGCAGCGCCAGCGTGACTTCCTGCACTGAATTCCTCACGATGGACGGCTACTATGATGTCCTGCACCTCAGGGCCAATTACAACTCTGCCGTGAGCTATGAGGTGCTTGATTATTACAACAGATAAAGTTTCCTCCCCCGGCCCTGCCTGACGGGAAAAGTAGGCTCAGCCGAACAGGCAGAAGAACCCCTTGGGGCCCTCGGGCCCCCGGGGGCTTTTTATGAAAGGAGACCGAGACATGCCGGATGACGAACTCGAAGTCACGGAGCAGACCGAAGAAGGGGACTTTGACAAGGTTTTCGGAGAGGACCCCCCTGTGGAGACCCCATCCGAGGAAGAGGAGCCTGAAGCCGAAGAGGAGTCTGAGGAGGAGTCTGAGGAAGAAGCCGAAAAGGAAGAGCCCGAGGAGGAGGACCCCGAGAAGGAAGAGCCTGAGGCGGAAGAGGAAGAGCCCGAGGACGAAGCCCTCACCCGTGGGCGGGAGCTCATGGAGGAGGAAGAGGAGAGCCGGAAGGCGGCTGAAACGGCCCAGGCCGAGGACCAGAGGAAAGAGACTCCCGCTCCCCAGCCGGTCGCTCCCGGCCTGATCAACGCTCTCTCCTCCTTGGTCTCTAAGGACATCCTCCCCGAGGGTGCCCTCGAGGTCAACGGGGTGGAGGTGGACCTCCGGGACTACCTCTCCGACAATCCCGAGGTGTCGGCCATCGTGGGGATTGGGTTTCGGCAGGGGATGAACCGCCTGATCGAGTCTGGCCGCATCATGACCTCCGACCAAGTAGAGGAAACCGTGAGCAAGGCCGTCTTCGAGGCCACGGTCACATCCCAGCACCGGGACGCCCCCAAGATCGTCCAGTCGGACGAGTGGGGAAAGTGGTTCGACGAAGAGGCGACCGACGAGGAGAAGGCCCTCTTCCGGTCCAAGAACCCCATGGATCACGTTCTGGGGCTCGAGCGGTTCAAGAACCGGGCCACGGTCAAAAAGGCGCGGGAAAAGAAGGAGGCCCGGGACAAGGAGGCCAAGGAGACCCACGGCAAGCACAAGGATGTGCACAAGCACACGGGCAGGAGCCGCACCGCTACTCCGAGCTCCAAGCCCTCTTCGGATGATTTCGATGCCGCCTTCGATGAGGCTGCGGAGAAAGAGGTTGCCTGATGGAGCCGCATGAGAGAAAGGCGCTGTGGGAAAAGCGAGGATTCCAGGTAGCGAACGACCCCTACCTTCGGTGCCCCTACTGCAGCGCCATCCTCGCGGAGGGCAGGTATCCGGACTCCAGCATCAGGATCAAGTGCCGCCGGTGCGGCAACCTGGTTTCGTTTCAACGTCTTCCGCCGTAATGCGGTAGGCGAAAGAATACCACGACCAAACCCCTCAAAAGAGAGTCAGAAGGCGTTTTCGAAGCCATAGGAACTCCAGGGGATCATTCATCATGATTTCGAAAGGAGATCGCTATGTCTTCGAACACCAATGTCTATGGGGACATTTCCCCCAGGACCGCGGCATACGCGGCCATTCGGCTGCTGACCCGTGGCCAGTTCGACCTGGTGACGGAGCGGTTCGGCCAGAGCCGCCCCCTTCCCAAGAAGAAGTCCAAGACCATCAAGTTCCGGCGGTACGAGTCTTTGCCGAGGGCCACCGCGCCCCTGGCTGAGGGTGTTCCCCCGGAAGGACGGAAGCTCACCTACACGGACGTTTCGTGCAGCCTCGAGCAATACGGCGATATCGTCGAACTTACTGATGTTATTGCAGATACCCATGAGGATAACGTCTTCAAGGAGACGTTCGACAACTGTGGGGAGCAGGCCGCGGAGACCATCGAGGTGGTCAGGATCGCCTTCCTCAAGGCCGGTTCCAACATTTACTACGCGAACAACGCCGGCGCCCGGGCGTCCGTCAACTCCCCCCCTCTCCGTTCCGACTTCCGGAGGATCTACCGGGGCTTCAGGCGGAACAAGGCCGCCACCATCGGCAATATCATCAAGGCTTCGGCCAAGATCAGCACCGAGCCGGTGGATCCCGCCTACTTCGTCATGGGGCACACGGACTGTGATGCGGATGTCCGCAACATGGACGGCTTCATCCCGGTGAAGGAGTATTCCAACTCCGACCGCGCCCTCCCGGCCGAGGTGGGGAGCGTCGATCAATTCCGGCTCTGCCTGACGGCCCTCTTCGAGCCGTGGGAGACCTCCGGTTACAGCGGGACAACCTACCTGTCCTCCGGCGATATCCCCTCATCGTCCGCTCAGGCCGATGTGTACCCGCTCATCGCGGTGGGGAAGAACGGGTACGCCATTGTTCCGTTCCAGGGGAAGAACGCCGTGGTCCCCATGGTGGTGAACCCGAACGGCCGGCCGAGCGTCGGGAACGAGCTCGCCCAGAAGGGGTTCGTCAGCTGGAAGACCTACCAGACCGGAACCATCCTCAATCAGCTGTGGGTCGCGCGTCTCGAAGCAGCGGCTACGGCTGTCCCAGATTAAGTTTTTATAATAATATCAAGCATTTATTCCGCTGTTGCAATTTAACCGGGGCCTCGGCCCCATAGAAAAGGAGCAGGATCATGGGTAAGCGAATCGCAGGAACCTTCAACGGGACGGGGGCCGATCTGTATCTCGGGATCGGCTTCATCCCCGATTGGATCCGCCTGATCAACCTGGAGGACGGCGACGAGGTCTCCGTGTTCTGGAGCAAGCACCTCCGCTCCTTGGAGCAGATCGAGGGCCTCCAGTTGCACGATTCCACCACCAGCCCTCTGACCAAGGGGAATGGCATCATCCCTTACGTTGGGGGTGACGTTTTCACCTCAGCCCAGACCGCCTACATCCGTGAAGAGCCGGACGATCGTGACATGCGGGACTCCTCGGGCGGGACCGGCACCATCACCGCCTGGACCCTGGGGAGCGCCGCCAACTACACCGGCAGCTTCGATGAGGGCGTGGACACCTCCTATGTTGGGGAGGGTTCCCGGGTCTACATCGAGGAGTCGGTCGGTCACGAGTTCAAGTGGGCGACCATCACCGCGCTGTCGAATGACGGCGACGCGGCCAACGAGGTCACGCTGTCCGTTCCGGCCAAGAGCGGCATCGTCCATTTCCTCAGCGCCATGTACGACTACACGGGCGTTGCGGCTGGCGAGCGCATGCCGGCCGGGGTGAAGATCAGCAACACTACCCTCAACGTCTCCGGGAACCTCTGCATGTTCGAGGCCGGAACCTACGACAACTGATGATTCCAACGCGAGGAGCCCCGGGGCAACCCGGGGCTTTTTAAGGAGACCCAGAGATGAGCCAGGAAGCCGACAAGAAAGCCAAGGAGCTCAAGGACGAACTGCTGAAGATCGAGGACAAGGACTCCCTCTTGGAGTTTGAGGCCAAGAACCGTGACGAGATTCTTTCCGGTCCCATGCACGTCCAGGCCGCGCTGAACACCAAGTGGAAGGAGATGACGGACCAGTTCTACTTCCAGCCCATCACGGCCCTCCCCCCACAGGCCCAGGTCACGGGAAAGCGGATCGACCCCAAGGGCCAGCAGTACCGCACGGTCAGGGAGTTCGAGGAGATCCAGTGGAAGGCTGTTCGCGTGAAGACCCGCAAGGACCGCGTTGAGACCTTCTACAACCTCTCCGGCCTCATCAAGGGGACCGGAAGGCGCCGCCTGATTCGCCAGAACCTCCGGGCCGACAACCTCTCCCCCACGTTCCTGAGCGGCGGGGACGAGATCGCCGCGAAGATTCTCAAGGACCACGGGGAGGCGAACCTGATCGAGGGCGTCATCAAGAAGAACGTCAGCGTCGCGGTCGAGGGGTATTGGGAAGTCATCTTCGCCCCCGCCCAGAGCAAGGACGACCCCCACGATGTCGTACTCCAGTGGGAGGGGCAGTGCCTCCAGATCCAGCGAAACGTACCCGTCATCCTCCCCGGGACGCACCTCGAGGCCGCGGACAACGCCAAGTACCCCGTCTACATCCAGGACCCCGAGAGGAGCAAGGAAGGCCGGAAGATTCAGGGCTGGGTGCAGTTCTTCCCCTACTCCGTCCTCCGGGAAGCCACGGAGGAGGAGTACCTGGAGATGAAGGCGGCCGGCGATAAGGCGACCCGGAAAGCCAGAAGGGAGGCGCAGGCGGCATGACCCTCATCTCCAACAAGGCCCTCCTGGACAAGTGCCGGGAGTTCATCGTGGCCGATCCGTCGAGCCAGGCCGTTGACCGCCTGATCAAGGATGCGTTGGTGACGGCCAATCGGGAGATTTTCACCATCGACGGCTCCACCCCCCTGGCGTGGGCAAGGGAAAGCTACGATGAGTTGTTCACCCGGGCCAATGCGGAGATTTCAGCCGTCACGGCGGCCAACCCCGGGGTGATCACCGCGGACTCGGTGGATACGGACCTGTCGTCGGATCACGGGTTCCAGGACGATGACGTGGTGTATATCGACGGGATCGACGGGATGGACCGGTTGAACCGTCGAACCTACCTCGGCACAAGAGCCTCTGCCACCACCCTCACCCTGACCCAGCTGGACGGCACGAACGTCATCGACACTTCGGGCTACGATGCCTACTCGGCCGGCGGGAAGGTGTGCCATGTGGGCTTTGTCCTGCCCAAGGCATCCATCGAGCCGACTGCGGCCCAGATCTCCACGGAATCCTATCGCTGGACCATCAAGCGGGTCTGGGACGTGACGTTCGACGGCCACCCCGCAAGGCCCATCAGCGAGGAGAAGGCCCGGGACATGAGCCTCCTGGATCACGCCGGGGGAAGGCCGAAGTTCTGGCGCTACCAGAAATACTACCGGGGAGGGCCGGATAGCCTCTCCCACCTCCTCCTCTGGTACGGGTGGCCGAGCGCCAAGTACAACGTATCCGTCCACATCGAGAAGCAGTACCCGGACCTTTCTGAATGGGCAGGGGCAGTCTACCCCCCGCACCCCGAGGAGATCCACGACTGCATCTGGCACCGGGCGCTCAAGAACCTCGCCACGAACGCGGAGAGGCAGCGCCGGGAGAGCACAGAGGGGCGCCTGATGGGGCAGATCGAGGTCTTGTACGCGCAGGTGTGGACGCAGAAGGCAGCCGAGGATGAGGCGATGATCAAGCGACTCTCGAGGAACATGCTGGGGGAGATGCCCCACTACGGAGGGACGAGGGCATGAAGCGAGCCCTACTTTTCGCGCTGGTCTCCTGCCTCCTTGCCGTGAACGCATGGGCCGGGGGGTCGCAGGGTACATCGGGAGTGACCGCGCAGGATATTATTGACGATATCCGGAATGACTTCAACGAAGACTCGGGGCTGTTCACCGACTCAGAGGCCGTCCAGTGGCTTGATGAGGCCGTGAGGGAGATCAACTACCGGGCCCGGTGCCTGGAGTCTGGGGCTTCAAACATTATCTTGGCGGCGAACGATTGGGATTACGCCCTCACGCACTCCTACATGGACATCGAGAAGGTTATGTACGATTCAGGCGTGACCGACGACGACTACAGCCCACAGGTTTACGCTCTTGATCGGGTGCCGTTTCAGAAACTCCGTTACGGGCATGAGAAGGACCGGGGATCCCCGAAGTCTTGGGCTGTGTGGAACGACACCCTTTTCATTTGGCCGGTGCCGAGAAGCACAGAGTCGGGCAGCACCCTTTACCTCTACTCCGTGGAGACGCCATCGGGCGTCACGGTCACTTCAAGCGCAATCGAGACACCATCGTATTTCGATGAGGCGATCAAACGCTATGTTCTCGCCAAAGCCTATTACAAGGACCGACAGAGGGCCAAGGGCAATGCGGAAATGGCTCTTTTCCGAGATTACATCAGTCTTTATGTGTCCCGATGGGGGCTGATAGCGCCCGCTCAACCTCCTCCACAGTAAATGAGCCTTTGACCGGCGGTTCCTCGACGCTCACATCGTAGGCGATGCGACCGAGAAGAACCTGGACGTTCCCCGTTTTATGGTCAAGCCGATAGGCCAGGGACTTGTGGTTCGACCGCACCACCTCATACCGGCTCCGCTCAATCCATCTTTCGGAGCAAATGGCCCCGGTCCCGATAGCGGCCAAGGCAATAACCAATAATATCCATTTCACTTGACTCACCCCCTTTCGCGGCAAGGATACCATCAAATGAGGATGGGGTTCAAAGCGATTTTTGTTGCGCTGGGTTTCGCTTTCCTCTGCGCCTCGGCCTACGCCCAAGAGGTGCCGGAAGAAAATTGGCGACGCCAGTCCTATGTTTTTGACGGCAAATTGGACCGGACCATTCCTTGGGTCGGGCAGAAACCCGGTGCGGTCAAGGAGGCGCTGAATGTTGCCAGGCCCGCGGCCTCTGTCTCGTTGGGGTGGGGTCCAAGGACCGGCACGACCAGGCACAACACCTCTGCTATCGGCTCGTATACCATCAAGGCCCTCTCTCAGTACACGAACGCCTTCCACGATACCGACTCCTTCATCGCCCAGTGCAACGACCAGCTTTACCTTGCAGACAATGACCCCCCCTCGAGTGCGGGTGGAGCCTTCGGGTCTGCGATCTATTCTTTGGATTCCGGGGCTTCTCCGATGTTCGCGGAGCCCGTGAACGATTACTGGGTTGGAGCTGCGGCCGGCACGACCCCCTTCATCTGGTCAGGCGGGACGGAGTACCCTCGGTTTTTCTTCATTTCGCACAATTCGGCTGTTTCCTCCTATGTGGACGGGACGGACGATGTGTCGGATGACCGGGACGACACCTACGTTCTGTTCGTGGAGGACTCTGGGGAGACGGCCTACATCGGCTCTCCTCTCCGGTTGGACGGGTTCTACGTTGAGTTGACCGGAGCCACGAACATCGAGGCGGCGGGACTCTACGTTAAGGCGTACCAGAACGGTTCCTGGGCGGATGTGGCGGGCCTCTCGGACGGCACAGCCGATGCAACGGGTGTCACGACCCTCTATGAATCCGAAGGCCATGTCACTTGGTCCTTTGACGAGGACGATGATCCGTTTCTGTTGCCGGAAAACCAGGAACACCTCTTCTGGTACAAGACCGGCGTCACGGCAGACATCACGGATGGGGTGAAGATCAATCGCCTGAGAGTGAACGCCGACTGCCAGAGCATGACGAACCTCTGGAGCGGATACTATGAGAACGTGGCCTCGGCCCTTCTTTCCTCCGCTACGGGGTTCGTGGATTACACCGGGGAAGTGACGGACGGGACCAGCGTCAATTACCTGGACCTCAACGGGGAGAACACTCTTTACATCGGGAGTCCCTACCCCGTCTTCGCTGTCTATTTCTACATCGACCCGGAGTACCCAAACCTTTCCTCCAACGTCTATCTGCAGGATGTTTCCTATTGGGACGGGGACAATCGCCAATGGACGGCGGTTTCCGGGGCCACAAACGACTCCACTTCGTCCGACGACGAATACGCAATGCACCACAACGGCGCGGTCCAATGGGACGGGTCCACCTTTCAGGAGGACAAAATGCGCCTGGGCGGGGCCTCCGGCACGGACCTCTCCCCTATTTACTTTTACAAGCTGGAATGGAGCGGGGCGTTTTCCAGCGAAACACATATCTACGAAATTGCCGTAGCCCAGAAGCCCGAGTCCATCCCTCCGATGAATCATTACGATGGGTTTATCGAGCATGCCGGAAGGGTGTTTGCCTGGCCAGGGGACAAGTTCAAGCACGGGATGGATTTTGCCCAAGAGGGCGACCCCTTCGTGTGGAACGGGCAAAAAGCCGGATCCACGGGCGACATTTTCGGGCCGGGGATCGTCAATGCGGCGGCAAGGCTCTCCTCGTATGTGGTGGTGAGCACCGAGCATCCACATCGGTTGTACTTGATGCAAGGGAAGTCCCCCGGGTCGTTTGATGAGCTCCTTCTTGCCTCGAACGTGGGGGCCGTGGCGCCCCACACGATGGTGACGATCGAGGATGGGGTGAGGCTTTTTTCGACGGAGCTGGTCTACAACGCCGTGGTCCTCATGGCGCCTGATGGGTTCTACGCGACGGACGGGAGAAAGCCCCTCTCGATATCGCAACCCATCGCGGATTACTTCGACACCGGCTCGACCCCGTATATCGAGCCTGCGCACATGCACAAGTCTTTTGCCGTGGTGGACTACGAAAACCGCGTGGTCCTCTTCGGCGTGCCGCTGAACGTGGAGAACAACAGCACCACCCAGACAACGTGCAACTACATTTTGCCGTACAGTTACATCAACGATGAGTGGTGGGATCGGTGGGAGCTTTCGTCTGATGCGGCCTGCGGGACCAATCTGGTGGGGAGCAACGACCAGCGGTTGACCTACTTGGGGGATCATTCCGGGTATGTGTGGCGGTTTGAAGGGGACACGGACAACGAGACGAGGATCGAGCATTGGGTGAAGACGCCTGATTTCTTCCTGGGGAAGTCGTCCGATGCGCTGAACCGCAAAACCCGGCTGAGGGCGGTCAAGACCAAGACCAAGACGGACACCGTGGGGAACGTGGAGGTGGTCCTCTATCCCGAGGGGGCTAAGAGTGGCGTCTCCCCCACGGTCAATACGATGTCCCTTGTCCGCTCAGGGTACGACTACACCAAGGGCCGGATCAACTGCAACGAGGCGGCTGAGTCCTTCGCCATTCGCTTTCGGGCCGGCTATGCCTCCGGGGATGCCGGGGCCGAAATGGAAATCTATGGGTTCACATGCGACTACTACGATGTGCGCGATACACAGCCGTAATAAGGGGAGGGTATATAATGAAAAAGGTTTTTCTGTTGACATTGTCCAGCCTGCTTGTTTTTGTATTTTGCAGTTCATCTTTTGCAATAGACGCTAAAGACAAGGTAAAAGCGATTCAAAATGTTGAGCAGATTACTTTGTCTCAATATGAGAATGACGCTGCATGTAGCATTGCCTTTAAGTGCGTGTTCGACAAGTTCAATTTTGCTGTATTTACAAATAGAATAACGTCTGAGCATGGCGCCTGGCAACTTGCGTATGCTATTTGGAATGTTTTCAATGCAGACGTTATGCCAACCAAAGAGTTCAAGTCTTTAAGGTCTTGCGATGCAGAGGAAGTTCATTTTTGGGTGATGGTCGATCAGTTTGGTGTTTGGGATGTGTCTACGTCAATGCGGTTTTCTGAAGGGGAAGTGACAGAGACCGTTTACGGGAAACACTACAATATGTCGGACGCTATAAAGGCATTGCATGAAACGTGTTCATTACATAGCAATTAGATGCTTTGCCTTGGCTTTTATTTCCTGCTTGGTCCTCGGCTGGAAGCTCCCCGGAGCGGAGCATCAGTCTTCCGATCTGCACGATTGGGCGACCCAGCTTCAGGAGCGGGACATCGAGGGCTCGCGTGTCGAGAACCCCAAAAGGAAGGCGTCTCAGGATAAGTGGACCGGCCTGAATGCCTTTCCCGGCGATCCTTATCCTGACGACCTTTTGGATATGGAGAACACGGTCTGGCCGCATTTCCCCACCAATCCATGGAATATGCCGGATTGGGATTTTGCGGACTACCCCGACCCCGAAGAGACGCATGTGGGTAGCTGGTGGGGGAGCGACCCCGGTTCCGGCGGGGCTTGGCGGGTCTGCCGCCCGGAGGCCGGGGGCTACTACATCGAGTGCGGGACGTGCGAAAACTGGCCGATCAATCAGCCCGACTCCGACATCCTGGAGCTCACCACGTTCACCGGGCAGGGCAACTGGACCCACTTCGACAACAGCCTCATCACAGTATGCGCCTATGCCGGAGCCGAGGACGGCCAGGAGATCACGGTTGGTTACACCGGCATCCCGGTTGTTGGCGGGAAGATGTATCCGCCCTACCACTGCGAGAAAACCTACTACGTCCAGTGCGAGGACTGTGAGTGCCAGGGGGCTGTGCCGCCGATTAACGGCGACAGCGCGACAATCGACCCGGACGGCGGCGCGGACAACACGGTGGACTTGTGGGTGGATTCCAGCCTTGCTTGTGGCCCCTTCTCTTGGGAAGTTTCGGGGTGGGGGTTCCATTTCGGCTCCACCTCCGGCCCCACAACGGGGGAGACCGAGGAGGAGCTTGAAATCATCACGCTCTACGCCGATTCTTCGGCCTGCGGGACCGCCACGATTACCGTGACGGACAGTTGCGGCGTAACGGGAACGGCCTACTTAAAGTGTACCAGCGGCAAATGGAAGGCATGTAACAGCAGCAGTGTTGGGGGTTGCACCACAGATGGAACTGGATGGCATCTCTACCTTTACAGCCCTGTTTGCGCGGTTTATTCCACTACCGCTGCGCCGGGGGATGGCTACTGTGGTTGCCCGAGATTTACGGGAGGTGAGAGTTACTGCGTAAGGTGCCGTGAGCACGATGGCACCCTTTGCTTCTGCGTTGATCTTCTGCCATACTGTAGCTATAAAATGCTAAGTTGGATATGCTCATGAATTTCTTTAGGATTACAGTGCTTCTGCTTTCGTTTTGCCTAGCGGCACCCGTTTTTGCCGAGAAGCGGTTTGCTAAAAAGGGGTCCGGGGTGCGCTTAAATCAATCCTTTCTCCCCCTCAAAGACGGGACGTTCTACGCAGTAGGACAGGATAAGGTTTTTGCGCCGGAAGTGCTGCTTACGCCCTCGGAGCTTGCCGAGAACCGCCACCACACGATGACGTGGTTGAATCGGTTTCGGTATTGGGAAAGCGGCTCTCCCCCAAGGGAGCCGATGATTGAACGGGCGAAAAGGGAGATCCGCAACCGAAGGGAGCTTTTCCGCACCCTTTCCGGCGAGAACTGGTTTCGGCAGGACATCATGGGAAACCCCGAGGAGATAGACGAAGGCCCTCCCGACCAAGGCGGGTGAGGCGGCTAATAGGCCGGGAGGTTCCCGGCGAGGAGGTAAGCAATGGCGACCTATACAGACGCGAGAAATCTTCTGAGGGCTTCCAAAGGAACGGTGGACTACCCCGCAGCGGTGGGGAGCGCATACCGGGCTTTGGGTTCCCAAAACCTTGCAGCGAGGAAATACCGTGACGCGCTGGACCTCAGGGAGAGGCAGTTTGGGCTCCAGCAGGAACAGTTTGAGACGGGCAAGGAGCAGTGGGGGAAGCAGTTTGGGGAGAGCACGCGACAGTTCGACACCCAGGAAGAGAGATTTCGGGATACCTTGGATGCCCTCATGAAGGAGCGGGACCGAAGGTTTCAGCTTGCTGAGAAACAGGAGGGCAGGTTTTCTGATTACCAGGATTGGCAGAAGAAGCGATTTGGGATCCAGTTTGGGGCAGGAACCCCGGATGAGCGGGTATCGTCTTTTTGGGAGCCCATGGGGTTCACGGCTGAAAACTACCGCCAGACCCCCTCCGGTCAGTACCTCTACGGCAATGAGGGAACGCAGGCGGGAGGACAGGGGGCCTTTGGCACGTCCGGCAGCACCACAGCGGCCCCCGTAAATCCAATGCAGGGTATACCGGCGGGCGGGTGGAGATCGGGGAAACCCGGTGGCCCCTACCTTAGAGCCCTTCCCCGACGAGCCAGATAAGGAGTTCGGCCCATGATTGACGCATCTTTGTTTACAGACGAGCAGCTTGAGCAAGCCATTCGGCGGTTTCAGCCCAAGGCGGGAGGGAGGACTCCTTCCTTCACCGTCCCCGAGGCCATGACGGACAAGGACCGAGGGCAGAAGCAATGGGAGCTCGACCGTCTCAATGAGGAGATCGCAGTTTGGGAGAGGCCGCGGGAATGGTCTTTGCCCGACAAGGCACAGCCTCACATGCAGACCGGCTTTGCCGATGAGGGGGTTTTGAGGCAAGACGAATTGGCCGCCCGACCCGATGCTGAGGGGTGGGATCCCGGCAAGATCAGCCCCCGCTTTGCGCGAGAGACCGGGATTTACGCCCTGCCTAGTGGTGAAGTGACCAATGAGGGGAAGGAACTCAAGGCCAGGGGTTTCGAGCAAAGCGATACCGCCAAGCAGCGGTACATCGAGGCCATCCAGAAGCGAAACCAGCTTCGCCAGGAGCTCGCCCAGGACAAGGCCGGCGTGGCGAACATCCCCGGATACGGGATCTTCGAGCGGGGCGAGGAAGGGAAGCTCGGCAAGCGGATCGCAGAGGCTCCAACGGCCGGCGACTGGACGAAAACTCGAGAGGGCGCCACGACCTTGGCTCTACTGGACAAGGTGGGCGAGGGCGGGAAGCTGAGCAAGGCGCAGGAGATCTCCTTCAGGAACCACCACAAGCGACTCTCTGATCAGCTGGCGACGGTACAGGAACCCCTTTTGACCGGGCAGATTGAGGGTGAAGGCGGGATCAATCGCCCTCTGACTCAAGAAGAGCGACAGTATTTTGAGTCCCAGGCCGAGGGCATCAAGGGCCAAATGCAGACGCTCGAGTCAGTCATGGGAGGCAGTGGGCAGGGAGTAGACGAGGCGTTCGAGGTCAAAGGGGGGCAAGATGGGTATCAGGAAATGATGCCCCAGGTGACGGATCGGCTGAATGCCATCGAGAAGGCCAAGGGGCGAGAGGCGGCAGAAAGGGTCCTCGGTCAGGTCCAGAGGATGATCCAAAACAAGCGCCCGCCCGCTGATATCGAGCAGTACCTCAAGGACGCCGCGACGGGAGTGGAGAGACAGGGGGCCCAGAGGGAGGAACCCCAAGGACAGCCCAGGCAGGAAAAATCCCCCGTCGATGAGGGCCTCATGGAGGTCAACGCTCCCGCTATGCCCCGGCCTTCCCGCAAGCCCATGATGCGCCCACAGGGAGGCGAAGCGGGTTCCGTCTCGGCATCGGCCGCCCGGTCGCAGGCCATGTCTACCCGGTCCCCCCAGGATATCCAGCGGAACCGGCAAAGGCTGGACGAGGCGTTCGGCCCGGACCGGGTTAACCAGATGACCTCTGATATGGACATCGGGAATCCCTTCACCTCTGCCCAAAAGAGCATGGAGAACATCGGGGGGTACTTCGACCGGGCCACTACCGCCGTCCAGGGGCGCAGGGGCAGGGGCGTGGTCCCGGAGGATGTCCAGGCTGACCGGACCGCCGTCCTCACCAAGGCCGAGCAGGTCTCCCCCGGCGCGGGACAGAAGATCGAGAGCGCCCTCACGAAGGTCTTCGGGGGGGAGTATTTCGACCCCAACACCCAGACCATCAAGCCCGAAGCCATCCCCGTGCTGGTGCAGGTTGCCAGGCAGTTGGGGCTTTCTGATCAGCAGATTCAGCAAATCATGGGGACGTGATGCCTTTCACCCTCGACCAGGTTCAAAAAGCCCTCACGCCGACCTACGACACCCAGCCTGCCAAGAGCGGTATGTCCGCGCCCTCTCTTGAGACCGGTTCTTACGACGAGATCATGTCGTATTGGGGTGGGCCTGAGGAGCCTGCGGCACAGAAGCCCGTCTCGAGAGGCCCCCAGCCCGACCAAGAGGAGCCGGGGTATCTGGAGACGGTGGGGAAGGGCGTGACCCGGGGTTTTCAGGGACTCGCGTCTGGTGTCGGCGGGGTCATCCGATGGGGCGGGGACATCATCGGCGCAGACCCCGTGACCAACATCGGGAAAGAGACCTCTGACTACTGGAGGAAAGCCGCGACAGAGGGAATAGTGGCCCCCGACCCCGACCTTTACCAGGGGTCCTTCCTCGACAAGCCATCTCTCAAGAGGGCGGTGGGGATCATCTCCGAGGCCATGCCTTCTCTGGGCGTTGGGTTGGGCGCTGGTGTGGTGGCCGGCCCTGTGGCCGGCGCCGGGGCCTTGGGCCTTCTGGAAGGCGTGGGGTCCTATGAGGAGGCGAGAGAGGCAGGAAAAGGCGTGGGGGAGTCTTCCCTGTACGGCACGCTCTCGACGGTTGGGACGGCCCTCCTTGAGTACCTTCCCATCTCAAGGATCCTGAAGGGGAAGGGCGGTTTTGTCCGCGGGGCCGTTGGTGGCGGTGCGACGGAATCCGCCACAGAAGCATCCCAACAGGCATGGCAGAACCTCATTGCCAAGATAGGGTATGACGACACCCGGAAGCTCGCTGAGGGTCTGGTCGAAAGCATGATTGGCGGTTTTGGCGCTGGTGGCATTGCCGGTGGGTCTTTCGCTAAACTGAACGATGTGGCTGAGGCGGCCAAGAACGCGGGGGTGACGAAGCCCGAGATTGACGCGGCCCGGGAGGAGCTGGAGAGCGAGGTTGAGGGGCTTGCCGAGGTTGCTTCACAACCAAGGACGATAGACGAGGCCCTGGCCGCGCAGAACCAAGCTCGCCAGGCCCAGATCGACGCAGCGTTCCAGCCCGAAGTCCTCCGGACCCAGGAGGAAACAGAGGCCATCAAGGCCAGAACCCGGGCCATGCGGGGTGACTTCACCCAGGCCAAGAAACAGGCCATCCTCGATGCCATCAATGCGCCCCCGGGTCCCGCGAGAGCGGATGCCATCACCCGTGCGCTGGTTCCCGTGCGCCAACCCGAGCCCCCACGAAGGCTTACTCAGGGCGAAGGCTTGAGGATGCTCCCTCCCCCGATCCCCGATTGGGTGTATGGGACCGGAGAAGTGCAGACCCCGTATCCAGGACAGGAAGCCCTCCCCGAACCCCCCAGGGCTCTCCCCGCGCCTGTGCCGGGACAACTCTCCCCTCCCCCTACCGGTGAAGGACCCGAGGGGCCGGGGCAGTGGTCCACCCGCACACGAGGCAGGAGGGGTCCGCTTCCCATCCCCGAGCAGATCCAGATGGGGGAGGCCGACCTGACCCAGCTTCGCGTTGCCGACCTCAGGAGACTCGCCAAGGAGAACGGGATTGACCTGGCGGGGAAGACCAAGAAGGCGGATATCGCGGAAACCGTGCGAGAAGGGCTGATTTCGCCCCAGGTGACGCCGGAAGCCCCCACCCCTTCCCCTGCTATTCAACCCGAGGGGGAAGTGGCACCTGAGGCCGGAGAGGTGGCCCCCACGGAACCCACGAAGGAGCTTCCCCCGCCGCGTAGCCCCCAAACTATACTGGATGAATCTACCCGGCGAAGCGATGAGCGAAAAGCTAAAGCCGAAGATATGACGAAAAGGTACGGGGACACCCCTGTGGCCCTCTCGAAATCAGGTGAAGCAAAGGGGGTGATTATTCATCCAAGCACCAAATCCCCCGGCAAATTCCAGACAACTTATTGGGATCGCAGGGGCTTTAGCATGGACACCACGAACGATTCCATGCAAAAAGCCATAAATGAGGCGCTACAGGAAGGGTACACGATTGAGGATCGGGCTGGGTTTGAAGAAGCATCAAAGTCTCGTATGTTCAGGAAGGGTGCAGACTTTACTCGGCAAATCCATAAGTATTGGGAGGGGGAGAGGCTCCCAGGACCAGCAATAGAGCTTTCGGCTCCCGCGGAGGAAGGACAGGAGGAGGCCACCCCAACCCCCAATCTCACCGGAGCAAGGAAGGCGACCGAAGAGGGGCAGCGGCGCGTCGAGGCAGCCCAGGAGCAGCTTCGTCAGACCATCAACGACCCGGACATCGTTGGCAAGCAGCGTGCGGACATGGTTGCCAACGGGCGAAATCTCGTCAGCTTCTTGCAGGCCAACGCCGCCAAGGACCTGGAAACCGACTACCACCAGGGAGACCGAGTTGCCTACACCGGGGAAGACGCCCCCGAGGGCTTTCGGTCGTTCATTTACCTGGAGGGAAGCCGGGCGGGAGAGACAGGAGTAAAGCGAACCGCCGAAGCGAAACAGGCCGACGTTGAGCAGAGGGGAAAAGAACGACAGGAGCAGCAGGAAGGATTCCGGCGGGTCAGGGAAGCACAGAAGAAGACCGCCCAGGCCCCCGCCCAACTAGCCCAGGAAGCGGCCAACGAAACCACCGGCTGGCGGGAGTCTGACCGCGTATTCATTTCCGACGCCTACGAGACCGCCCAGGCCAAGGGCTACACCGGCACCCTGGACGACTTCAAGGCCGACCTCATCACCGCCCACCGTGCCGGGGATCTCTCCCTCGAGCGTGCCGACCTCGTGGAGGCGATGGACCCGGAGAAGGTCCGGACCTCCGAGGCTCAGTTGGGGCGGGGCCGGTTCCACTTTGTGAAGAAGGCGAAGCCTGAGCGGGGCAAGAAAGAGCCGAAGCCCGAGAAAGAGACGCCAACGGAGACCGTTCGCGCTTCCGTCAAAGGCCCCAAGAACATCCGTCAATGGGTGAAGTCCATGGGCGGGGTGAACCCCAACGATCCCACCTGGAAGGGTGAGCTGAATGACATCCGGTGGCAGCTGAAGGGGAACAGGAAGGTTGCGGCCCCGGGGTTCCCTCCGGGCTTCTGGAACCGCAAGGCCCCCTCTTTGGATGAGCGTGCGGCCCAGGCCGTGGAGCAGGGGTGGCTACCCCCGGGGTCTACCGACCAGGATTTGATGGACGCGATCACGGAGAACCTGTCCAGCCCTGAAGTGCGGGAAACCCTTGACCTTGAGGCCGAAGCGGAGTATTATAGACAGGCTGAAGAGGAGTATGAGGCAGCCAAACAGGAGGCCCTCGAAAATGGCGAAATCAGCGAATCAGACATTGCGGAAATTGAGGAACCTCTTTCTCAAGAAGGAGCGGCAGAGATTGCGGCTGAAGAAGGCAACGCTCCTGAAGGATCGACGGTAGACGAAGACGGTTTCGACTGGTCTACTGGAGAGATTGCCGAGCCTGAATTTCGCCTGACCCCCACCGAACCCACCCCGCAGGAAAAGGTCGAATGGGAGCGCCAGAAGGGGAAGATCAAACGCCCCGAGAAAGGTGAGCGCCCCCGTGCGCGCATTCCCGACGAGAAGATCAAAGCCGGAACCACGGGCAAGCAGGAGTCCCTCGTTCCCAAAGAGCAGGAGAAGGGGGAGACGGGAGACCTGTTTGCCTCGCTGGAGCGAAAGCGCCTTATCAAGGGGGATCGGGTAAAGGTTTCAAAAGCTGCCGAATCGTTTGGCAACCCCCACCCGGCAGCAGGGAAGACGGGAACTGTCGTTGAAAAGTTTGGATCAAATCAACGAGTGGTGGCAGTAGAAGCCGACGGAAAAACCCACAAGTATGTTGTCGGCACTGAACACCTTGCCCCTCTTGAAAAAAAGAGGTTCAAGCAGATTTCGGAGGCTGCCAACCGCCGCAGAGTCAAAAACTACATTGCGGACAATCGTGAGGCGCTTGAAAGGACAGGCTATAGAGAGGCGGAACCCGGAGAAACCTTTGAGCGAGTCGTATGGGAACCAATAGGGGCGGGATATGCCGAGCTGAATAGCCTTGATGCGGTGGGCCTTCCCGACGGCAAAAATGTTTCTGCACTGCATATTACAAATGAGCCCGAATCCTGGGCGGAGGTTCTGCGAGAAGACTACGAAAGAGACGGGCGTTGGCGAATCATGGAGATCGAGGCCATGCCTGGGGATATCGTCGTTGAAGACGTTCAGCAGGCGATGCCCACAGAAATGTTTGGTCGAATGCTTGATAGCGGCATCCTTGTCACCGGCCGGCAAACCCTCAAGCGCGACACGAAGTCAAAGGTATACGCCAAAACAGGCCAGAAGAAAGGCACCCCCCTCCCCCACCACCAAGTCCAGCAGATCATCAACCCCTTCCGCCGAGCCTGGAAGAAGCGGGGGGTGAACCTGACCGTCCGGGT